TATAAATTTACGTTCTGCACATGGAACACAGAAAGAACATATGCAGATTGCAGAATCATGTAGAGATGTTTTTGTCGAAACATTTCCAATAGTGTCGGAAGCTTTGGAATGGATAACCGTTGAGGATGAAGATTAATGGCTACTTATCCTGTAAAAAATACGGAAACTGGTGAGACAAAGGAAGTTATTATGAGTGTTCATGCTTGGGATCAGTGGAAGGAAGACAATCCCAATTGGACTCGTGACTTCTCTGACCCTAGTACATGTCCAGGCGTTGGAGAAGTTGGTGAGTGGAGAGATAAACTTCACAATAAGAATCCTGGCTGGTCTGAGGTCTTGAAGAAAGCGGAGAAGTCTGCTGGTATTCAAGGAAGACTTGCAGGTCGTGGCATCAATACTAGGAACGGATAATGGCAAGACGGAAAAGAGCATCAAGTAACTCTGATCCTATTGGAGTGGGAATGACTGTGAAACAAATGCGTCGCAAGAAACCTATTAATGATGGTATGTTGGTTCCTGTAGAACCAATTACTGATAATCAGAAGATTTTATTTGATTATTATGCCAAAGGTAAGAATCTTTTTGCCTATGGAGCTGCTGGAACTGGTAAGACATTTATCAGTCTATATCTGGCCCTTAAGGACGTTCTAAATGAAACTACGCCTTACGAAAAAATTTATATTGTTAGGTCTCTTGTTAGTACCCGTGAAATTGGCTTTCTTCCTGGCGATCATGAAGACAAGTCCTCACTTTATCAGATACCTTACAAAAACATGGTGAAGTACATGTTTGAGATGCCTACAGATGCAGATTTCGAGATGCTCTATGGAAATCTTAAAACACAGGAGACTATTTCCTTCTGGAGTACTTCATTTATTAGAGGAACAACACTTGATAATTGCATTGTTCTTGTTGATGAAATGCAAAACTTGAACTTTCACGAGTTAGATAGTATAATAACAAGAGTAGGAGATAACTGTAAAATAGTATTTTGCGGTGACTCTACACAAACAGATCTCACTAAATCCAATGAGAAGAATGGAATCCTAGACTTTAAACGTATCATTGAGATCATGGAAGATGATTTCGGTGTTGTTGAATTTGGTCTTGATGATATTGTTCGATCTGGTTTAGTAAGAAACTATTTGGTTACTAAACTCGCTCTTTCTTTATGACGTTTGTTCATTTAAATAAACTTGGTGACTTTGAGTTAGAAGCTAATCAAATTGATGGAGTGAGGTATTATACCCTTCCCAGTGGGAAGAAAGCCCCATCTATTACATCGATAACGAGTTTCTATAATCGTCAAATCTTTATGAATTGGCGTAAGAAGGTCGGTGAAGAAGTCGCAAATCAGATAACAAAAGTCTCTACTGATAGGGGAACTAGATTCCACGATTTGGTAGAAAAATATCTTCTAAATGAGGATATTGATAAGTTAGATGTTCTGCCTACAACTAAAGCATTATTCCTTGCAGCAAAGGATTCTTTAGACAATATAAATAATATTCACGCTTTAGAAAAACCACTATATAGTGAGTATTTCGGTATAGCTGGAAGGGTTGATTGTATTGCAGAATATAATGGTGAATTAGCCATTATAGATTTTAAGACTTCAAAAAAGATAAAACCAGAGAAGTGGATTCAACAGTACTTTGTACAAGAAACCGCTTATGCTTGCATGTATTTTGAGATGACAGGCATATCTGTTAAAAAAATTGTTACCCTTATGGTTGCCGATGATGGCAAGGTGAAAGTCTATGAAAAGTCGAACAAACGTGACTATATTAAACTTCTTACAGAATATGTCGAAGAATTTGTCACATGTAAACTCGGAGAGTATGGCGAAAGACGTTAACGAACTGCTCAAAGAAAAGTTTCTTTGTCAGAACAAATTTACTAGTGACATCGAGACACTTGTACAGAAGTCTAATCTAAATTATATTGAAGCAATAATTAGTTATTGTGAAGATAAGAATATAGAATTCGAGTCAGTAGGTAAGTTAATTACCAAACCTCTTAAGGAGAAGTTAAAAGCTCAAGCAACTGAACTAAACTATCTTAAGAGAACATCAAGATCTAAATTACCTTTATGATATTCTGGATAGGTTTCACAATAATGTTCCTCAATGAGGGGTTCGTTATCATGAGACACGTATCACCATTCTTTGCTCATCAGAGAGATAAACTGATAGAGAAGTTTGGTGATGGGTGGCAGGCCTTTCATAGAGTTTTGGATTATCTGTGGGTGATTGTTGTTGTGTTGGGTTTGATATTTTCACCTAACAGACTACTTCATTTATTCTTTTTTATTACTTTTTGGAATGCCGCACTTACCTTGGTATATCTACCTATGTGGGTCGAAAAATACATAAATAGTAGTGTTGAAAGCTAATTTTTAACCATGAGTGATTTCTTTAAATCTCCAGTAGTCAGAGCCGCAATGGCCGAGATACAAGAGCTTCAAGAGGATTTAATGGATATTATGGCAAAACAGGGATTTGATCCTTATTCGCCTTTTACCAAACATCATCTTAACACGATGAGGAAACTTGTCGATAAACAGAAGAACTTTATGTTCAGGTTGTCTCTTGAGAAGGATGATCCTGATGCAAAGGAGATGCGAGAACAGGCTTTAAAGTCTGCTGAATTTCTGGGATTAAAACCCAATCAAAACGTTGATGCTTTCTTTGATCACTTGTCCGATACATTAAACAGGTTAGAAGGTCAAATATCAGATTTCCAATCTGAGGATTGACAAACACGACTAATACTAGTATAATTAATACGGTCAATACTTCCAAATACAAAAATACGGAGAATACTAAATGTCATTTGCTGACTTAAAAAAACAATCCCGCTCGGGGTCTCTCACAGAGAGATTGATGAAGAAAGTTGAGAAACTCAACGAGAGGGGCAATAATACTGACGAACGACTCTGGAAACCAGCAGTTGATAAGGCGGGTAACGGTTATGCCGTTGTTAGGTTCCTTCCTCAACATGCTAATATGGAACTTCCTTGGGTTCAGGTTTGGAGCCATGCTTTTCAAGGACCAGGCGGTTGGTATATTGAGAATTCTTTGACCACAGTAAGTAAAGATGATCCTGTTGGAGAACTAAATCGTAGTCTCTGGAACAGTGGTCGGGAATCAGATAAGGATATTGCACGTAAGCAGAAGCGTAAGCTTTCTTACTATGCAAATGTATATGTTGTTAAGGATTCTTCCAATCCTGAGAATGAAGGTAAAGTCTTCATCTACAAGTTTGGTAAGAAGATCTTTGATAAGATTACTGCTTCAATGCAACCAGAATTTGAGGATGAGGATCCAATCAATCCATTTGATTTCTGGAAAGGTGCTAACTTCAAGTTGAAGATCAAACAGGTTGCAGGGTTCTGGAACTATGATAGTTCAGAGTTCGGTAAGGTAGAAGCACTACTAGATGATGATAAGGCACTTGAAGGAATTTACGATAAGGTTAATGACCTAAGTGAATTCGTTGCTCCTGATCAGTTCAAAGAGTATGATGCTCTTAAGAAGCGTCTTGACACAGTTCTTGGTTCTAAACTACCAACTGGTTCATTACGTTATCAGGATCCAGAGGTTGCTGATGAAGACAATCATCGTGAGGTTGCGGCTCCTGTTGCAACAGATGATGAACTAAGTAAAGTTCCTGTTGCTGCAACATCTAATACAGATGAAGAAGACGATGCGCTTAAATACTTCCAGCAGTTAGCGGAAGAGTAGCCTATGGAGCTAAAAAAACCGCTGATGCATGTTAGATTGCATCAGCTTGGTTTCTTTTGGTGGGATCCACGGATCGATCCGAGAGAACCAGAATATTGGGGCCCCGATGGGGGCTCTTTTTTTATGACCCGCTAAGTCTTGGGTTATGTGCTTCTTTTAGGAATGGAGTCCTATATTGACTGGACTTCTTGTACTTGAATATATTCTTCATATCATTATATACAGTATCAAGATAATCTTTTTTCAAAACCTTGATTCTTCTCTTTCCATTATCGATGTTTTGTTCGTATTCCAGAT